ATGCCAATACTGAAACTCGGGCGACGTGCTGTTACCGGCCTGCCGGAAGTGACCAAGACGACCATTTTTTATGATTCAGAACTGACGGGTTTCGGCGTCAAGGTGACGGCCACCGGGGCGCAGTCCTGGATTGTCGAATACCGCCCCGGCGAAGGCGGCAGGCGCGTTGCCAAGAAGCGGCTGGTGATCGGCACGCCGTCGACCTTGTCCCCTGAAAAGGCGCGCGAGGCGGCCGAGAAGCTGTTGGCCAAGGTAAAGCTGGGCGCCGACCCGGCAGCCGATCGAGGCGCCGCCAGGAAGGCCGAAACGGTCGATGAGCTGATCGACAGCTTTATCGAGAAGCACCTGAAACCGAAGCGCAAGGCTGGGACCATCCGGCTCAGCACTGGCTACATCAAAAACCACATTAGACCCGCGATCGGCAAAAAGAAGGCGAACGCTGTCACGCATTCCGATGTCGACCGGTTGCACCGGAAGATCGGCGAAACACACTCTGTGACGGCCAACCGCGTAGTTGCGCTGATCGGCACTATCTATGCATTCGGGCTCAAGGCCAAGGTGCTCCCGAAGGGCACAGAGAATCCGGCTGCCGGTATCGAGCATTTTGACGAGCGGCAACGACAGCGGTACCTCACGGAGGAGGAGCTGCAGCGCCTTGGTGATGCTCTGCGCGAGGCTGAGACTACCGGACTGCCGCAGGTTGTCGACGAGGCCAAGAAGTCGAAGCACGCCCGCAAGCCGGAGAATCGCTTCGTCAAAATCGACCAACACGCTGCGGCGGCGTTGCGCTTGTTGTTGTTCACCGGATCCCGCCTGCGAGAGATCCTCGATCTCCGCTGGAAGGAATATGACGCAGGCCGCGGCCTCCTATTCCTGCCGGATTCTAAGACCGGGCAGAAAACCGTCGTGCTCTCGGCACCCGCTATAGCGATACTGGACGCCCTGCCCCGGGTCGGGCTGTATGTGATCGCTGGCGAGTCGGCTGGAGCAAAAGACGAAACTCCGCGCGCCGATCTGAACCGGCCATGGCGTGCCGTACGGAAGCGCGCTGGCATTGAAGATGTGCGCATACACGACCTACGGCATAGCTTCGCGTCGGTCGGCGCCGGTTCCGACCTTGGGCTGCCGATCATTGGGCGCCTGTTGGGCCACACCCAGGCGAGCACGACGCAGCGTTACGCTCACATTGCCGTCCATCCCGCAAAGCGGGCAGCGGACCTGATTGCAGGCAAGATCGCTGACGCCATGAATGGGAAGTGATTGGGTGCCGAAGAGCACTTAATCACCGAGTGCAAGTAACGAATTGTTAAAAATCGGTTACAAGTGCGGTTTGTGCCGCATTTGTTCCGGTTCGAGTTTGATAGAAGGCACCCAGTGGAATTCAGCGGCATCGTTGGAAACCAGCTAGGGCGCTTTAGCATTTTTCGAAACCAAGCGCACTAGTAGCTACTCGCCGACTGGCCTGCCTTTGCCGGGGCGTTCGCCTTCCTACCTCTGGGGAGTCTCTAGTGAACTTGCTTTCTATCGATGATGTGGCGACCGTCACTGGTCTGTCAGCTTCCACACTTGCCAAGCGCCGCTGCGACGGCAGTGGCCCAGCCTTCTTCAAGATCGGCCGGACGGTGAAATATGACCAGGCAGATGTAAATGCCTGGATTCTGTCGCGGCGACGAACGTCGACGTGGGTTGCCAACGGTGCGGAGGCTGCGTGATGGGGACCAGTAGAGGCGCGTCAATATTCTTGATGAGACTGTCGACGCCAGAACAACGGGCGGAATGGTTTCGCGACCTCGCGCGCAGAGAAATCATGGAGTCACAGCATCTCGCCAACGCGCGCGGCCTTCGGAACTCTAAGGTGGAGGTCTATTCCTTCCAGGAAACGGCGATGGAGAAGTTTATCCAGCTTGCCTTCGTAGAGGAGCGAGATGACACCGAGGCGGATGAGGCGGCTAACCACTTCATCTTGAGCGCAGACTACTACGCGCGCGGATCCATCCCGAACGCCATCCTCTACACGCGGGCGTGCGGGCCGCGAGTCCGCTCCAGCGTCCTAAAGAATGCATGGACGGATGGGAGGTCTGGTTCGGTCCTAGCGCTCAACACATCGTCTCGAATGATGTGCTGGAACTACTTCACCGAAGCAGATCCAGAACACCTGATGGACGCGGATGAACGCGCAGAGCTCGCAAGCCTTGGCGAGACCGTCAGGCTCTATCGCGGCGCCAGGATGAAGCACGACCTCCGCGCAACTGGCTTCGCCCTATCCTGGACACCGGACTACAAGACGGCTCAGAGCTTCGCCACAACACATGGTCACGGCGATGGCAGTGGTGTTGTTCTTGCCGCCGACATTCCGCGTGACGCCATAGCTGCGTGGTGGACGGAATCCGGCAGGGAGATCGAGGCGATCGTTAACCCGCGGCGTGTGCGGAACGTGCGCGCTGTCGAGACCATGTCTCGGCAGGCGGCCTGACGTACCATCGCCTCGGCTACGGCCGGGGCGGTTACATAACTGGGAGGGGTGGATGGCGCTGACCAATGCAGAGAAGCAGGCGCGATGGCGGGACAAGAATGTCATCAAGCTTACTGACCACGCCGTGGATATCGCGGAGAAGCTTATCGAGATGGACGATCAGAAGAAGCTGGCTAAGCTCGCCAAGTTCATCAACGATCATCTGAAGCACCCGGACAGGACCGCATTCCAGCGGCGCGCTGCTCGTGGCCAGGAGGGCATGGAGCATGCTGATGGGCGGCGGTACACCAAGGCCGAGTTGATGGCAGTTAGTTCCTGGCGCGTCGAGGTTGCTGACACGTCCGGCAAACGGTGGTGCAACAACGTGCGGCTCGCCACGGAGAATGAGGCGAGGATCTATGCCGACACCTTCGCGCGCGAACAGATCGATGGTTATGTAACCGCCGAAGTTATCCGAGTTGGCGAGCCGTCGATGCAGACCGTCATCACGGACGATGACGGTAACGTATCGCTCGGCTTTATAGACGGCATGTGCAGCATGATGACGTGGCGTCCGGTTACATAACCAAACGTAACGACCGCACGACCGGCCTTTTTGCCGGGTGCGATTTTGAACCGAGGACCATTATCGTGAAGATACTATCAGTGACGCCATCCTATGGCGGCAGCGAACTTGCGCGCGTGTCCATCGAGGTTGCTGACGGCGTGCGCCTGCATGAGGTGAAGGTTATGCAATCCGGCAGCGTGTTTGCGCGCAACGCGACTCTCGACCGCAACGCAATCAATCAGATTCTCGACCTTGTAAAGGGCGCTCGCCATGAACGTCTCGCTTCCTAAATCTGTTTCTCCAGATCCTATCCGCACTCACTGCGAAATGCTCCACAGCTTGGCCGAAGGCATTGACGGCAAGCTGGTTGTGTCCGTTTTCTACGCCGCTGGCGGCGAAGGCACTATAAGCCACCACCGTATCGGCGACGTCGACGGCATGGTTGCGGCCATAGACGCGCACAGTGGTACCGAGGGCGCGAACGTCTACGCCGGCCTGCAGATCATGCGCACCAGCCTGGCGCGCGGCGAGCGCGGCGGGAAGGATGATGTTGTTGCTGTGCTTGGTCTGGTGGCCGACTTGGATGGCGATACGGGTAAGACTGGCGCCCTACCGTTTGCCCCCAGCTACATCATTGAGACCAGCCCCGGCAATCAGCAACCAGTTTGGCTATTCGATAGACCGCTGACTCCAGATGAAGCCAAGCCGCTTGCCGCTGCCCTGCAGCGCGCGACAGGTTCAGACAGTGGCACCAAAGATATAGCGCACGTCTGGCGCGTCCCCGGAACGAAGAATTGGCCGAACTCGGCCAAGCTGAAGCGCGGCCGGTCGCCTGAGCCTGCGTCAGTACATTGCGCGCAAGAATGGCACGGCGACCTAATCAGCGTTGACGCCTTCCGCTCGGCCTTGGCTCCATGGGCGGTTGCGCCTGAGAGTGAGGTGAAGCCCGTTGAGCTTGGCGAACTGCCAGACGTTGACGGTGTCACGGTGTCTGAGAAGTTGGCCACCTTGCTCGCTGCTAATGACGTTGATGACCGCTCGAAGCACGCCTCCGCGGTCGCTGAGCGTCTCGCCTTTGAAAAGTACGATGCCGAACCCGCTGCGGCATTGTTCCTGTCTGCTACGGGTAACTGGCTAGACCGCTACTCGACCGAGGCAAGTGCCAGGAAAGACTTCGGGCGATTGTGGGGCAAGCCATTCTGCACGAAACATACGGAGATGCGAGAGGCCGGCGCCAGACTGGTGGCGGGGCTGGCCACTCCAAAGCCAGCGAACGATAACGTCAGGGGCGGCGGCATCAGTCTCCTCTCTTTTGAGGAGTATAAGGCGCAACAGTTTGGAACTGCGGAGGCCATGATTAAGGGTCTTGTCCGCACCGGCACGCTGATCGCAGTCGGCGGGAGGCCGGGCGCCGGCAAGACCGCACTCATGATCGCCATTGCGGACGCCCTCGATAAGGGCGAGCCGTTTCTCGGTCGGGAGACGAAGGAGACAACCGTCGCATACATCGCAGCAGAGGACGGCGGCGACGTGGCGAATCGCCTTGAAGCGATCGGCAATACAAGCGTTAAGATCGTAAAATCGCCAGACGGGTTTCCTCTCACAAAGCCGCAACGGGCAGCCGAGATTGCCCGCGAGGTCGTCCGGCAGGCGAAGGCCCTAGACCCGTCCCGCCACGTCATGCTCGTTGTGGACACGCTGCGCGCCGCGCTCGGCGGACAGTCTGTGCTCGACGACAAATACACCTCTCCTGCGCTAAACGCATTGCGCGAGGTTGCCGAGGCCGAGGGCGTTGTCATCGCGGTGTTGAATCACACCAACCGCGAAAACAACAAGGCGACGAAGGGCGAGACGTTGGAGGCCGTCACGGCTCTCGAATTGGTGCTGCTCGACGGCGAAGGCGACTGGCACACCGTGTACGTCGGAAAGAACCGAAGCGGTCCCGGGCAGCGCAATATCGGCAAGGTCCGCTACACCTCCGTGCAGATTGGCGATGTCACTGCGGCGATCATCGAGGAGATGGTTGCGGAAGAAGGCGCTGTTGATGCCCCGAAGGAAAAGGAGCGTCGACCATCCGATAACGCAAAGATCCTCCACGGCATCATCTCTACGGCCATCCTGGACTCCAGAGACCACATCCATCCGTTCGGCAATGACGGCCCCCGAGTCAAGGCTGCGCAGATATCCGACATCCGAGCCAGGTTCTATTCCAGGAAGGAAGGCTTGGAAGACACGAAAAAGAAGGCGTTCACGCGGGCCTTGAACTATTGGATCGAGAAGGAGTGGATCGTCCGCGGCAGTTTCGGTGTAGAGGGCGCCGTCTGGCTGTCCGGGAGGGAAATGTCCCCGCCACAGGGCGATTAGGGGGACAGGACACCACCCAACCAAGCATCTGTCCCTAACTGTCCCTCTAGGACGGGGGGACAGGACAGACAGATATATAGGGTTCTGTCCTGTCCTGTCCCCCACTCAATCCGTGCTCGGAATACATGTTCCTGAACGACACGACGTTGCCAGCGCTCGGTGTCTGGCATCGAGCGCCATCCGGCGAGACAGGTCGGCGGCGACCTTCGTCAACGAGGGCGGCATCATCCTTGTATCCCATCCGCCACACCACAAAAATAGTCGTTTCGTCGCTTTATGATTCCCGTTCCAAAACCCTACTTATGGTCATGAGCGTCATCGCGCGCGCTCCGGCGGCCAGTCCGAACCTGGCGTCGTGATCCACCCAAGGGTGGCGACATGGTGTTTGCCGTACCGGACGGCTCGACGACCAATAACGCGACGCCCATTCGTGGGCAGCCCGGCCGGGCTTTGAGCGGCAACCCCTGAAGTGAAACCTATGGAGACAGCATGCCGTCGCATGCCAACGACAACACTCTCGCCCCCGAATCCCACCGCGCCATCACCAGCACCCATGCCGCAACCCAGCCCCAAGGCAACGTCCGCCCGCACCGGGGTAATCACTGGCCCACAGCAGCCCGCCTGGCCGGCGATATCGGCGGCAAAGACATGATCGCGGCCATGCTTGGCTGGCGCGCCTTCACGGCACAGCCTCAGGTCTGCGTCGCGAACGATAACTTTGCCGGAGACGACTATGAGGGCACGGAGGAGTTGGTGCCCTTCAATCACGACAATCGGCTTCTCCATGACACCGCCGACCGCACGGTGGCTCTACACGGCGAAGGCAAGCCGTGGGCGCCCGGCGAGGAGCGCTTCACGCAGGGTCACCGCAATGCTCCCGAGCGCTCCGTGCCGGCCGGTACCTACACCATGAACGGCACAACGTTGCATCAGGTGGACGCCGAATCCGAGATGATCCGCAAGGTCGACGAGAGCGCTGCCCGCCCGCGCCTGGGCCACGTCTGTGCTCGGTTGCTCGACATGGCTTCGTCGGATGCGACGCGCGCCGAGATTGCTGCAGCGGTCAGGCAGCCGGACTCCGATCGCATCGACCGCTATGTTGACCACGCGATTATTGCCTGGATGCGAGACGACGCCTTCGCTGCGCAGGTCGCCTAACACCGCGATGGTGCGGCGGATTGTCGCGATCTGCCGCAACATCTGCTTAAAATGCACTATGTTTATAGTGTAACTAACTGATTTTATTTCAGAAACGGCTTCGTACAACATCTTAGGAGGCCATATCCGGTTACGGATCGCCTCCTCCCCTTAGGCCCGCCGGCAGCGGTTTCTCCAGCTCCGCGCGGGCCATTTTGTTTGTAGCCGCAACGGTCTCATTGTCCGCATTCGCCTCGCAGTTCGAAGCCATCATCACGCGCGTCGCTGCCGGCGAACCGCTGACCGCCACGCTGCGCGCCCTGAGCCTCCCCGGCAAGTCTGGCTTCGACGCCTGGCTGCGTCGCCATCCCGATCTGCGTGCACGTCTCGATGCTGCTAGGCCTTTGTCCGGTCAAGCTCTGGTCCGTGCGAAGTTCGACAACATTCTCGCGGCCATCCGCGACGGTGCGACCGCTGAGGGTGCTGTCGAGAGTTTCGGCGGCACAGGCACCAGCTTCTTCAAGGTCATAAAATCCGACAAAGCTTTGAAGGCGCGTTTCGTCGCAGCGACCGCCTCTCGCGAGGACGGCGAGAATGCCATCGGCAAATCAGCGACAGGCCGTTGGTCCGAGGCCGATTTCACCAGGGCACTCGATGCACTCCGTGCCGAGCCGAAGGTCGGTATGCAGCGCGTCTTGACCGATGGCTATCCGACTCCCTTCCTCGTGCTCGATAAAGCCCGTCGCGATCCGGCCTTCCGCGAACGTCTTGTTGCAGTAGTGGGCGAGCGTGCCAAGCGTCGCACCGGCCTGCGCAAAGCAGCGCCACGCGTCTATGAAGACGGCCTTCTGCGCCGCGCTCTTTTGCAATTGGATCTGTTTCGGATCGCCAACAAGACGTTCGCGGGACTCGATCCAGCCGATCGTGAAGATTGCACATCGGAAGCCATTTGCGCGGCGCTTGATGGCGAGATCACCATCGACGAGATCAAAACGAAGGGTCGCAAACTGGCTCGTGCGCGGGTGTTTGGCAGCGTGGCATGGCCTGTGTCGCTCGACGCCCCGCATTTCGACACCCGAAACGCAGAACCGCTTGGCGCATTGCTCGCCACACCCTGCCCGATCGTCCATTACTAGGATTCCAATGACCATTCGAGTGAATAGCCCAGCTGCGTGGCGCGGCAGGCTTGTGAAGGTTGCATCAATTGACGGCAGCGATGCCGAGATTGTTTGGATCGGCCGCGATGGCGATGTTGAGACTCGTGATGTGTGGGTCGGCGATCTTGTTTCATTTGGAGACGCCATGAGCACCCAGTCCAACTGGGGCGCGGCAGCCGAAGAGGAATCCAAAATCCGTAGTTGGAGAGCTGCAGACTGATGTGGCCCTTCTCCCGCAAATCCGCAGCAGTGCCAGAAGTCAAATCCGAGTTGACCGACCCGACCAGTGATAGTTGGGCTGCACTCTGCGATGCCGTCGCGGTGTCTGCATCTGGCGTCTCTGTCACGGCTGACTCCGCGATGCGCTGTGCTCCGGTCAACGCCGCCGTTAATATCCTGTCCGACTCCACCGCCACACTGCCTTGCCGCCTGTTGCGTGATGATGCCGACGATGGAGAAACTGCCGCCAAAGAACATCCTGCGTTCCAACTGGTCAACAGCTTCAGCAACGAATGGTCCAGCGCGGCGGAAATTCGTCGCCGCGTAACGCAAGATGCAATCCTGTTCGGTGACGGCATTGGTCTGGTGACGCGGTCCGGTGGCGGTCCGGCCGAGATTCTGTATGCGCCGCGCAATGTGGTCGTGCTTGAATACAAATCTGACGGCGAGCCGGTCTACAATATCGATGGCCAGGCCTACGGCCCGCGTGACGTTATCCACCTGCAGGTGCCGAATCCAAGCAATCCGATGCAGTATCGAGGGCTCGGTCTGCTGCATACCGGGCGAGACGCGATTGGTCTGGCGATCTTGCTGGAGCGTAGCTCGTCAAATCTATTCAAGAATAACGCACGGCCCGGCGGTGTGCTGTCCTTCAAGGGCAGTCTCAACGCCACTGCAGCCGGTCGGATTGCCCAGATGTGGCGATCCGCACATGGTGGCGACAAGGCCGGCGGCATTGCCGTCCTCGACAACGAAGGATCGTACTCACAGGTCGCTTTTAGCAGCGTTGACGCCCAAGCCGTTGAAATGCGCGCGTTCGCGGTCAGTGAAATCAGCCGGCTAACTCGCGTCCCGGCTACGCTGTTGTCGGATATGAGCCGTGCAACATGGTCCAACTCGGTGCAGCTCGATCTGCAATTCATCAAGTACGGCCTGCAACCGTGGCTGCGCGCTTGGTGCGATGCCTATTCCCGCACACTTTTGACGCCCGAAGAGCGCGCCTCGCTGCATTTCGAATTCGATATGTCGCAGCTTCTCCTGGCCGACACGACGGCCCGTGCCGCGGCGTTCGCGCAGTATCGCTCTGCCGGCGTGATGACCGCGAACGATGTAAGGCGCGAACTGAATCTTCGGCCCCTTCCAGATGGCAACACCCTGGCGTCTCCGCATGTGCAATCGCCAGCCAATGATAACTCTAACCCCAAGGATCAAGCGGCTTGAAGACTCTTGAGCATGGCCACGCACGCCTCGACGTAAAGAGTGTTGCCGAAGACGGCACCTTCCAGGGATACGCTTCGCTATTTGGCGTCACCGACCTTGGCAAGGATGTCGTCAATAAAGGTGCGTTCACGAAGTCGCTCGCTTCAAAGCCCGCATCGCGCGTTCGAATGCTGCGCGAGCATGACCAGTCTGAGCCGATCGGTGTATGGACTTCAATCAAAGAGGATGCCACTGGCCTGGCAGTCTCTGGCCAGCTTGTGCTCGACACCGTGAAGGGACGCGAGACGCACGCGCTGCTCAAGGCTGGCGCGCTTGACGGTCTGTCGATCGGCTATCGCACCAAGTCCTCACGGCTCGATAAGGCCAAGGGCATCCGCATGCTCGATGAAGTCGAGCTACACGAGATCAGCGTTGTTACATTTCCAATGCTGCCGGCAGCGACCGTTCATGCGGTCAAACATAATGGTTCGTCATTCCGCGCGCTTGTCGACGCCATCAATTCTGCGCGCGATTCACTGAAGGACTAATCGTTAATGACTTTTCACTCTGGACTGGAATTCAAATCGTCGGCCGAGCTTTCGGAAGAAGCCGGCGTGACTGAGATCAAGACCGCGCTCGAAAATCTGACCAAGGACGTCAACACCAAGACCGCTCCGGTTGCCGACCTGGAAAAGCGCCTCGCGGCTGCTGAAGCAAAGCTCGCCCGCCCGAACATTCAGACCGAGAAGAAGACGGACGAGGCCAAGGAGCTGGAGGCGAAGGCCTTCAACACCTTCATTCGCAAAGGCAAGGAAGCGCTCGATGCTGATGAAGTGAAGTCACTTCGCGTCAGCGACGACACGGCCGGCGGCTATCTCACTCCCGATCAGTTCTCGACCGAGTTGGACCGTAACGTTGTCTTGTTCTCGCCCGTCCGTCAGGTCGCGCGCGTGCTGCCGACCGGTTCGCCGGAAGTGCGTTGGCCCAAGCGAACCGGCGGCATGACTGCAGCCTGGGTCGGCGAAACCCAGTCACGGCCCGAAACCAGCGTCACCTTCGGCCAATCCCGCTATGCGGTCTGTGAGCTGGCCGCCTATGTCGACGTTTCGAACGCCATGCTGGAGGATTCGTCCTTCGACGTGGCCGCCCTGCTCGCTTACGAATTCGGTGAGGAATTCGGCTTCGAGGAAGGCAAGGCGTTCGTTACCGGTCAGAGCACGCTTTCGCCAGCCGGATTCATGAACGACCCCGCAATCGCTTACACGCCGTCCGGCGCCTCTGACACTTTCGTAGCTGACAATCTGATTGATCTGTTCCACGGCATCAAGGCCCCCTATCGGGCCAACGCTGTGTGGGGCATGAACACCACCACGCTCGGAAAACTCCGCAAGCTAAAGGACGGTGAGGGCCGCTACTTCGTCAACATTCAGGGCATCGACAACACTCCGGTCACGACCATCCTTGGCCGACCCGTCGTCGAAATGCCTGACATGCCCGACGTGGGTACCAACAACTTTCCCGTGATCTTCGGCGACTTCTCGCAAGGCTATCGCATCTTCGATCGCATCGCGCTGTCGATTCTCCGCGATCCCTACAGTCAAGCGACCAACGGCATGACCCGCTTCCACGGGCGACGGCGTGTTGCCGGTGGCGTTGGCAAAGCCGAGTCCCTGCGCAAGCTCAAGATCGCGACCTCCTAAACAACATCGGGCGGCTGCGCATCGTAGCCGCCCTCACCTCTCATTTAAAAGGAATTCCCATGCGCGATCTCGCGAACAACCTCCACTTCAAACCGGCCTTCAATCCCGGCGCCGCGGTCACCGACAACACGGCACAGGTCTCGGCTATCCTCGACACCTATGGATACGGTTCGGCCGTGCTCGCCTTCAACACTGGCACGCTGTCCGATGCCGATGCCACGTTCACGGTGCTGCTGGAAGAGTCGAACGATCCGGCCATGGCAGGCGCAAATGCGGTCGACGACAAGGACATGATCGGCACCGAGGCATTGGCATCATTCCGCTTTGATGATGACAATGAAGCCCGAAAGCTCGGATACATCGGCTACAAGCGATACATTCGTGCCACGGTCACGCCGGCAAATAACACGGGCAATTTGTTCCTGGCTGGACTGTGGGTGCTCGGTCGGCCGACGTCGGTCCCGACTGCCAACCCGCCGCAGTAACGAGTTGACGTACTGCAAGGGGGATTCCGCGACAGTGGAATCCCCCGCCGTTTCTCAACACGGAGCCAATCATGACGGCGATCCTGTCACCATCGCAGATCATCAAGGCAGTCCTTGATCGTCACGTTGAATTGGACGAAACGCTTGCCGCTGAACTCGTCGATGCCCTTGAGGCTGCTGGTTGGCGTTTTGTTTTCAATCGTGATCCTTAGTGCCCTTCGCAGCGCCGCGTTTGTGCACCTGTGGCCGCGTCGTACCGGCCGGAAAGCGGTGCGAGTGCTCCATCAAACGCAAGGCAGAGAATGATAGGCGCCGCCCTACCGCGCAGGCTAGAGGATATGGGCAAGCATGGCGTGATGCGCGTAAGGCTTGGCTTGCAGCGCATCCTAAATGCGTTATGTGCGGTGGATCCGCAAATGTTGTCGATCACCGCATTCCTCATCGTGGCAACATGAAGTTGTTCTGGGACCGTAGTAACTGGCAGAGCCTATGTGCTTCGCCATGTCACAACAGGCACAAGCAGCGAGACGAACAGTGATACCGATTGAACAGTTCGATGCAGAGATCCGGTGCGGTCGTGAGTGGGTGCCATGTGTCGTGCATGGTGTAGCTGGCGATGACGCAATGCCTCAATGGGTTGTGTCTTTCGAGGATGACGACGGTCTAACCACGCTGATGCGCGTGCGCGACGTGAGGCGCATAGAGGCTCGCTGAGGCGTCGTCGGATTGATGGCACCGCGCCGCCTCCATCTCGATTGAATGCACAGACGCTGCGCGCTGCTGGCTGGCTATGCCCTCACCGGGTGGTCGCAGACTTTAGCCGATCGCCAGATTACCGGCGGCCAACCAACGCACAAGAGATGCCCAAATTCCATCATTCCTTAAATTAGGTCCGAAGTGGACCGCATCACCGCACTAGTCGCGATTCGCGCACCTTAAGCTTCGCCTGGAACACCTCCAGCGATACCCGGAGTTCATCGAGAAAATGGCCACACCGAAGTTACAGGGCCTCGCCAAGGCAATGGCCATGTTGGAGCACAACATGGAGGACGGCGCAGGGAAACTGCTGGCTAAAATCGAGTCACTCGGGTCTCGTGGCGAGGCCGCTCTAGCCAAGGGCCACACGAAAATCGACGGCATTGGCAGCCGCGTGGCCGAGGTTGAAAGCTTTGTTACTGCACTGGAGGGCGCTAATGGTGGCGACCCTTTAGAGGGCACCGCGACGCCAGCGCCGAATAGGTGGCCATAATGGCGTACGCCACCCTCGATCAACTGAAGGCGCAGGTCAGCACGGCCTTCGCAGATGACGACGATCTGCTACAGCACTACCTGGACGCTGCGGAGGAGTACGTTCGCGGCTTCCTCGCCGACGACCCAGAGGCCGACGATCCGCCTTCGCCTGTGCCGGACACGGTGAACCAGGCGACGCTGTTGATCGCGGCGGCATGGTATCAGAACCGAGAGAGCGTGGTGAACACATCCCGTGGGAGCCTGCTGCCCGAGGAAATCCCCTACGGCGCACATCAGTTGCTCAACCAGGTTAGGGGTTGGGCCTTTGGCTAGAGATCCCAAGCCGGTTGCTGACGCAATCCGTGCGGTCCCGAAGCCGCCTGCGCATTTTGGTCCGTCCGCAAGGGCGGAATGGAAGCGCATCATGCCCGTCTTGGTGAAACGGCGCGTGCTTTCCCCTGCCGACCTTCATGCTGCAGAGCGCTTCTGCGAGGCCGCATCGGATATCGCTGATGCGCGCGAGGCCATTGCGCAGCAAGGCGGCTACATCGAGAACCGACTTGGCGAGACCAAGCGCCACCCGGCCTTTACGACGCTTCGCGAGGCAACCGCCAATAGCAAGATGTGGGCGTCGGAATTGGGCTTGACCCCGAAGAGTCGCAACAAGGCGGGCGCGACCGAAGACGGCGATGATGGTAATGACAATCCATTGGCGGTGAACTGATGACGGCGGCAGGAAACCTGACGGAGAAGGTAACGCTTCTGGCATTGGTAACAGTGCCTGACGGTGCTGGTGGCTCCACGCAGAGTTGGGAGCCCCAGTTGACCGCGCGAGCCGAGATACGCGTCCTAAAATCAGGCGAGGCGATTCTTGCAGGCCGGTTGCAAGGCGTCGAGACTTTCGTAGCAACCGTACGCTATCAGGCCGCCATGGCTGCTGCGAATAGCACCAGCCGATTGCGCAATGAGCGCACCGGTAAGGTGTTTAACATCAGTGCGATCACTCCGGATCAGCGACTGCAATGGGTCGACATCTTGTGTCAAAGCGATGAGCTGTGACCGGCAGCACATACCCCGCGTGGATCTATGATGACTCGGAGATTCCGGATCCTCTCGGATTTGGAGAACGAGCCGTCAAGTTTCTGCGCCTTCTGAAGCATCCCAAATCCACCCTCCCCGGTAAAGCCTTCGTGCTCAACCCATGGCAGGAACGCGTGGTTCGCGCGATCTATGGACCACGGCACGAGGACGGTAGGCGCATCGTCAACACCGTTGTCATGTTGTTGCCTCGCGGCAATCGCAAGACATCGCTCGGTGCCGCGCTGGCCCTGCTGCACACCATAGGCCCGGAAAGAATGCCCGGCAGCGAGGTCATCTTTTCGGCCTCGGATCGTAAGCAGGCTGGCATCGCGTTCAAAGAGGCGCGCGGCATCGTTCAAGCCGATAAGCGGCTAGTGAAAGCCACGAAGGTCTATGACGCCTTCAACAGTGCAAAGAAGATCGCCTATCCGAAGGACTCGGTAGAGCTGGAGATTATCTCTGCCGATGCGCCCTCCTCCGAGGGCCGCACGCCCGCCTTCGTGCTCGCGGACGAGACGCACATCTGGCGCGGCAAAGACCTTTGGACCGTCCTGACCAACGGCCTCGATAAGATCGATAACAGCCTGCTGGTCGTGACCACAACCGCAGGCCGCGGCACCGACAACATCGGGTATGAGATCATCGATCGGGCGCGCAAGATTGCGCGCGGCGAGATCGTCGACCCGACCGTGTTGCCGGTGTTGTTTGAGGCCGAACCGGACTGCGATTACACTAGCGAGGAAGTCTGGCGCCGCGTCAATCCTGGCAGCGAGCACGGCTATCCCTCGATTGAAGGATTTCGGCGTCACGTTAAGCGCGCGAAGGATAACCCGACCGAGCGCAGCAGCCTGAAACGGTACAAGCTAAATATTTGGGAGGACAGCAGCACGTCCCCATTTGTCGACATGCTCACATACGATGAAGGTGCCGGCGAGATCGATCTAGCCGCCCTTGAAGGTGAGCCGTGCTGGCTGGGCGTCGACCTTAGCTCCAGTATCGACCTCAGCGTGGTTGTCGCGTGCTTCCGCGATGGCGAAGATTATATCGTTGTCCCCTACTTCTTCTGCCCGGCTGATAATTTGCGCGACCGACAGGAGGCAACAGGCGCGCAGTATCTCGATTGGGCTGCGCGTGGCCTGATTGAGGCGACTGTCGGCAACGTGATTGACTTCCGCCGCGTTGAGGAATGCATCCGGGAACTGTGTGAGCGCTTCAGCGTGCAGGAAATCGCGTGCGATCCTGCGATGGCTCGTAACCTGCTCAACAATCTGTTGGAGGATGGGCTTCCAGCGATCGAACACCGGCAAGGCTCGCTTTCGATGATGCCGGCAATCGCCGAACTACAGCGCGCCATTATCGGTCGCAAGTTCAAGCATGGCGGCCATCCTGTCCTCAGGTTCTGCTTCTCCAATGTCGAAGCGGAGACCAACCCGGCAGGGCATATCACGCGATTCACAAAGCAGAAGAAATGGCTATCGATCGATGGCGCACAGGCCAGCGCCATGAGCGTCAACAGAGCCAGTGCTGGCGGGAGTGCTGCGGTGACGTCGCTGTATGACGATCCCGAATGGGAAAAGGCGCTGGCGGGGTTTAATTAGAGATGTCTTATGCCTTAACCGTACTCTTGTTGCTGTCCGGCTTTGTGGTCGGCTGGGCCGTTGCGGCTTTCTTCGGAAGCCTGATTGAGATTCGCAACAATCTGCGAATTAGCCATTGGTATTTCGATCGCATCTTGACCTGCATGGAGGCGTCGCATCCTTCGTCCGGCCAGGATAGATCGAACCATGCTGATGACTTGGAAAACTGAGTTGCGGATGGCAATGACGGCGGCAGCGTAGCAACCATGTGCACCGTTTTTGCAAATTCTCCGTTGCGTTGGTTCTCTTTGATGAGAACATCGCTCGGAGACAGGACCTCAAGGCCATTGAAGTCTAGCGGTGCTGGAGCGCGGTTGTAGATTGTAACATTCAGCCGCGCTGAGCGTATCCCTCCGGCACCGCTGCTGAATTCCAGCTTGTGCTGGATCATAGGGCGCTCTTGCCACTTGCCCCAGAGAGTTTTGATAGCAAAGCCGCCAATTGCAGCACCAACGCCGAAGGTGAAGACATTGTTGAGCACGGACCAGATGACGCTTGGTATCCCGCTCATTTCTTTGCCTTCACCGACCGGAAGGTAGTCCCCGGTTTCGGCCAACCGTCCTCGCCGAAGCCGCCGTCGAGATAGGCTGATCTGGTCACGCCAATTGGCGTGACCAGTAGTCACGACGCAGTGCACTAATCTGGACTCGAAATCCACCGTATGGCGAAAGCGCGCCCTCTCGTACATGTGCGGTGAAGGTCGACAGTCCCTCGGAGAGGTGGCGCACAGTTTCCATGATCGGTTTGTCGGTGCTGTGATAGTGCTCGAAGTATGATCGGACCATGTAGAAGTGATCCCACGCCTTCTCGATTTCAGCGATTGAACGCCCTTCGCGCATTTCGCTGTTTAGCTTGTCTAATAGAGCCTTGGCGTCGTCCATCACAATGCCCCTTTGTTTTTCGCCTTCAACCCCAGCTCGACGAGCCTCCGAATCGCTTCCGACCGCGACGGCATGTCGGGCTGATGTGCAGCCCACTCGTCTAGTCGCGCCATGAACTCGTCGGATAGGCGGAAGGTGCGAGCGGGATCGGTGCCCGTTGCTGGCCGACCGGCGCCGGGGCGCTTTCCGCCAATTGATTTACGTATTGCGTTTTTCACAATTCAGTATTACGTTTTTCAGGCTTGCGACGCAAGCGGCTCGCCATGATGTTACGAGCACCATGACGAGCCTGACCCGAAACGTGAGGTAAGTCATGTCTCAGGCTAAGGCCGAGAATAGCACACCAAAACCCATATCCCGCCAAGTAGTCGAGGCGCAGATCGATCTGCTTATCGACATGCTGAATACGATGGACGGTGACCCCGACGCCGAGCCATCCCTCGGCTTCTCTAACGGCGGCTACCGTCCCGAGGATCAGCCGCAGGAGGGCTTTGCTCTGCACATGAACGCAGATGCCGGGCGGGATATGGAGGACGAACACGACGGCGCGGAGCCGCACGAGGACTCGGAGCCGTCTCTCGGCTGGACCTCGCAAATCAACCAGACGTCGCCCGGCTGGCAGGCGAACCATCTCGGCACCGTCGACCTAGAGGCCGGCGTCGGGCCGGTGCGTAAGAAGCGACCCGCATCGAGGACGGGCAATCGCGTGTTGGCTATGGTCGAGGTGTTCTAA